CCGATCAGGAGGTTGTCGAAGTAGGCGTCCTTGATGGCCGCGAAGCCGGGGTCGTCGGTGTCCCAGACCATCTCCCATTCGACGCTGGCCTCCTTCAGCGTGCCGACCGTTGCCCGCCAGCCGTTGTTGCCGCGGGTGGTCACGTCTGCCTCGCCCTTCTCCAGGTTCAGCGTCAGGTCCTTGACGTTGGTGATCTCCGTCCAGGTGGGGCTTCCGCCCGCGCCATCGACGCAGAAGTAGAGATGGGCATCCATTCCCAGTACGTTGGACATCGTTGTGCTCCTTCCCGCCTCAGGCCACGGAATCCTTCCACATGGCCGGAAGCTTGGGCTTCTCTGTCTCGAAGGCCGGCTGCATGAACGGCCGCGGCCGGTACCGCATCGTCTTGAGCTTGGGCCGGCGCCGCCCCACGCGGCGCTGCACCTGCCCGCCGTATTCCAAGAGCTCCGGCGCCTCCGGCTTGCTCCGCAGCGCGACGGGGCCGATCACGACCGTGCGGTCGGCCCGGTCGTAGCCGAAGAAGATGAAGCGCTTCAGCAGGCCGGTGTGGCTGCTGGGAGGCTTGCCGGGGTCCGAGACGCGCTTGCGCCTGCGGATGCTGCTCTTGGCGCCCCGGCGGACGAACGCGCCGAACTTCGACAGCACCTTGCGCGTGGCGCGGTCCACGGCGCCCGTCACCGCGGGCGACGTGAAGAACGCCTGCTTGGCCATCTTGAAGTCCATTGCGAACATTTCTTGCCGCCAAAAGGTCTCACCGGAACAGCCGGAACGTCAGCGTGATAAGGCTCGTGAACTGGCGGAGCTCGGCCATGTGCTCGGTCGAGTAGATCGGGGCATTCGCCACCGCCACGCACGTCGCGCCGGCGTTTTCGAGCCGCCGCATCCGCCAGAAGTCCATGACCTCTTCCGCCAGGTCCATCAGCGGGTCGAGTTCGGCCGGGCTGTCTTCCTTGAACTTCTTCTGCACCGCCACGTGGACCTGCACGTCGTACTGCTGCTTCGTGCGGGATAGGGACGCGAGCTCGACCGCGTGGGGCACGACCGTCACGTGCAGGACGGCCATGTCCTTGAGCTCGAAGGTAGGCCGGTACTGGCGCGTGGCCGTGAACGGCTGGCTGAAGCTGTGGCCGTTCATTGCGTCCTTGACGGCCTCGGCAATGTCCACGGCTACCGACACGTCCCTACTCCTCGATCTCGATGTCCAGCTTCGCCGCGATCTTGACCACGTTCTTGTCGATCCGGCCCATCGTTTCGCACGTCTCCCGCAACCACATCTCACGGCCATGGCAGGTCGAGTGGATCGCCGCGATCTCGGCCTTCAGGTGCACGATCTCGCCCTCGACCAGGGCCATACGCGCCCGCAGGCCGAACATTCCCGAGACGACCCACCACACCGCGCCGGTCAGCACGCCGCCGCCCAGGAGGATCGCAGCAATTGACAGCAGAATCTGACCGGTCGTCATGTCGCCGCCTCCGTGCCTACGAGCTTGGCGTGAATCCGCAGCGTGTGGCCGTGCGGGTCGCTCGGCCGCCAGTGGCCCGCGCCGCCCAGGTCCATCACCTCGAACACGTGCACCTCGTCGCCGACGGTGACGCGCACCTGGTCGCCCGGCTCGGGCAGGACCTTCTCGCCGGCCAGAACGAGCTCGGCGGCGCTGACGAGGAAGTCCGTGGCCTTGGCCTGGACGGTCGTTCCGAATTCGTCGGCGACCTCATAGGTCGTCTCGCCGAGGGTGGCGGACACCTCGACCGACTCGGCGCCACGGCTGTAGGCGACGGTGCGCGACGCGTGCTTGACGCGCATGCCGTCCAGCCAGGCCAAGCCTTGTTCGAGCAGGTCCGCCACGGTTCGCCGCTCCCGTCGCTACACGCTGGCCGAGGCGCTAGCCGACTCGCCGGCCGATGCCGACTCGCTCGCCGACGCCGACTCGCTCTCGGCATCGTCGTTGATGTTCCCGACGTAGCCCTGGCTGAGGCGGGCGCGGACGGTCTCGTCGTCGTCCGCGGCGCGAGCGACGGCCTGGCCGATCAGCGGGTTCGCGCCCGACTCGTCGTCGAGCTTGGCGACCTCTTCCGCCTCGTCCCAGAACACCGACTCGCCGAACTCGATGGCCGAGCCGGCGCCGGAAGCCTTGGGGAAGTCGAACACGCCGACCACCGCCAGAGCACCGAGCGTCCCGGCCGCGATGGGCCGCTTGGCGACCCCGAGCAGGTCGTTACGCGCCACCACCTGGCCGGCCGCTACGGCCTCGGTGGGCGTGAAGTCGATGGCGTCGCCGTCGTGAATGAAGTTGACCTTGTGTGCCATGGTCCGAATCTCCTGTATCTGAGGGCGGGCTTACGCCTCGCCCTTGGCCTTCACGCCGCCCTTGGGATCCTGCAAAGCACACCCGAAATCGTGGTAACCCCTCATCTGCACGCCGAGGACATTGAAGTCCGCCTCGGCCGTCTCGATGGTGGGCGACTCCTGCCCGTTGAGGAACGCCACCTCGATCACCGGCAGGTCCGCCGGGTCGGCCAGGAGGTACCAGGCCTTCGAGGAGTTGCCCGTGTAGGCGCTGTTGGACAGGTACCGGCTGACCTCGACGCGGAACTTGCCCTGGTGCGGGTTGGCGATGGGGTACTTCGTGCTGGAGGTGGTGTCGCGGATCTCCAGCGACTTCCACAATTGCGTGCCGATCGCGCTGAGGGCCGTGGGCACCAGCACGATGGCCGGCATGACGCCGATGGGCTTGCCGTCCGAGTCGGTCTGGTCCATGAAGGCGATCTCGGCCTTCGTCAGCCCGTCAATGCTCAGGACCGTGTCGGCCCCCGTAATGTAGTTTCTGTTGGCCGTCTTGAAGAACGCGCTGTTGCTCAGGAACACGGCCCAGAAGATGTCATTGATCTTCAGCCCGCTGCCCCGCCCCAGCTTCCGCGGGACGGTGGTGATGGCGCCCAGGTCGTCGTTGATGATGTCCCGCCGGTCGATGGCCAGCAGCAGGCCGTACGTGTCGGCCTTATTGGTGTAGGACTCCTCTCCCAGCGTCCCGTGCTTGATCTCACCGCCGGGGGCCACCAGCTCGTACTGGTCCTTGCCGATCAGCCGGTAGCTGGTGACCGTCTTGAAGTCCTGGACGTTGCGGATTGCGCAGATGTTCCGCCATACGCGCTCGACGCTGAAGAAGCCCTCGAGCAGGAACTTGTTGGCGACGTTCGACAGGATCCCACCGATGTCGATGGTGCTGAAGCCCTGGGCCTGGATGCCATGCCCGAAGGCGAAACGCAGGACCGAGCGGCTGTCGCGGAAGTTGCGCCCGTCGTAGCCGTTGGCCCACGCCGCCTCGAGCAGCAGTTCTTGCAGGCCGATCCCGCCTCGGAAGCGCTTGTCGGCGGCATCGAGGGCCTTCTCCCCGTAGGCTCGGGCGACGTCGTCGCCCTTGATGCCTCCGGTCAGCATGCACGCGGCCTCCAGGACGCCACCGGTCATCGTGCTGTCGGGCACGTGGGCGGCCGGGGCCTTCGGGCGGTCGGCGCGGAGGACCTCCAACTCCGTACGGGTGACGTCCCAGCCTTCGCGGATCGCCCGCGCCGCGATCTCGGCGTGGGAATCCCCGCTGCCACAAACCTTCCGCACGGCCGCGATCCGTTCCTGCTCGGCGGCCGCGCGGCTGCGCATGTCATCGACGAGGTCGACGGGCCCGTCGCCGTCCGCAGCCTTGACCGGAGGTGCGACCGAGCCCTCGGCGGCAGGCGCGCCGGCCTCCGTGCCGGCCGTCGCCCCGTGAGGGACGTCCCGTTGGGACGCCTGCGCCTGGACGCTTGGGGCCTCCTTGCCTTCGGCGTCCTGCTTTTGCTCTTGGGTCTGAGTGTTTTCCGTGCCGTCCATGGCTCTGTTCTCCTCTGCGGATGCGGCCACACGGGCCGAAGTATTGGCGTCGGCCCCGAGGTCGACGAACGAGATCTCGCCCAGCGTCGCCTTCCGCACGACGTTGATGGGCCCGGGGAACTCCCGACCGTTGACGATCACGGTCTGGGATTCGCGTACGAACTCAAACTGCTCCACGGCCGCCCCGATGGACACCTGCCAGGGGAAGCCGTTGCCGGCCGAGACGACCACCTCCCGCGCGGCGGGCGTGTCGCGGGAGACCACGCCCGTGGCGATCAGCTGCCCGTCGGTCACGCGGATGGAGTCGGTGTGGCCCACGCCGTTGCCGGCGTCGTGCCCGAACCGGATGGGCCTGGACTGCGAGGGGATAGCCAGCCCGGCCAGGTCCATGACCACCGGGTGACGCCACCCGGCGATCCGCATGGGACCGCCCGTGTAGGCGACCATGCTGAAACGCGGGAGCTTGGGACGGTCGTCCCCGGCCTCGACGATGCCTGCCCGGATGCTCAGGGCGCCTGGCTCGCTGACCAGCGTGATCGGCCCGACAGCTTCCGCCGGGGCGGGGACGGCCGATTTCCCTTCCACCTGCCTCTGGCACACGGCCCGGCGCTGGGCGGCGTCGGGGAACTCCTGCACCATCGCGGGGTCGCCCATGCAGCGGTCGATGAACTTCTCGGCGCTCTCGCCGGTCTTTCGCTTAGGCAGCGGCACGGTCGTTCTCCTCATCCTTGCGGTTGCCATCCTTGCTCGCCGGAGCCTTCGGCGCCGCCTGTGCGGCGGAGAGGCCCAGCTCGTTCATGAGGGCGGTTTCCTTGGCCCGCTGGCGAAGCTCCGTCTCCCAGTCCTTGCCCTGGCGGGCATACTCCGCGGCCAGCGTGGTGGTGTTGTTGCGGAGGCGCTTCTCCTGGGCGGTCGCCTCCTTGGCCGGGTCGACGTGTTCGTGCCCGTCCCAGAACCACTGGTGGGCAGCGGCAAAGCCGTCCTCCGATGTGGCGCCGAGGACTCTCAGGGCCTCTGCAAGCCAGGCGTCCAGAATGCGGTCCAGGACCACCGCCTCCAGGTGGGACTGCTCGACGCGGATGGACTTGAAGTACGTCTGGTGATCCAGGCGCCCCGAGGCGTAGTTGTAGCCCGAGGAGTTGCAGGCGGCGATGTTGTACGGCATGTTCAGGCAGCGGGCGATCTCGTTGAGGATCTCCCGCTTGAACATGTCGTAGGTGGTCGCCGGCTGCTCGGCCTTGATCTGGCTGGGCTCCCAGCCCTCGGGCGTGAAGACGGCCATGTTCGGAGCGAACTCCATCTCCGTCATGGGCTCGACCTCGGCCGCTTCGCCCCCGGCCGGGGCGCCGGTCTTCATCAGCACGGCGACGTTCGCTGCCGACTCGGCCGCCAGGATGACCGCCAGCGTGTACCGGCGCAGGTGCCCGAACAGCGGCAGCGCCGGCAGAAGGTCGGGCAGGCCCCGGCGCTGGCCGGGGCGGTCCGTGCGGAACCAGTGAATCACGCTGTGAGCCGGGACGCGTTCAAAGGCCAGCGAACCGGCGCCTCCCCCCGCGCCCGGATGGGATTTCAGCAGGTGGTATTCCAAGGGGTTGCCGAACGCGTCGAAGACGATCCCATCCACGACGTTGGGCGCCGGGCGGATCTGTGCCGACGGCGTGGCAACCTGGTCGGCCTCGATCAGCTTCAGGTCCAGTTTCACGGGGGAGTCGAGCTCATCGTTCGAGAACAGTACGGCAAAGGCCTCACCGTCCTGGGCCCGGGCCATTCGCATGGTGCGCAGCTTGCCGGGCAGGTCCACGGCCCTCGCCCAAGCGGCGAAGGCCGCCTCGACCTGCCGGTTCGTCTGGCCATCCTCGGTGAGCATCTGCAGCTTGGGCCCCGTTCCGACCACGTCGTTGGCCAGCGTCAGCACGATCCCGCGGGCGTAGGAGTTGTTGGCCACCTCGTAGCGGGACCGGTTGCGGAGGATGCGCCGAACCTCGGGGTTGGCGGCGGCATCCGCCGACAGGTGGTCGGCGTTGGCCCAGTGCCGCCGATTGTCGGCGTTGGTCTGGGCCGAGTCGAACTTGGCGCGGACGATCAGCGTTCGCCCGACGGACGTGCGCCTGCTTCGTCTTGTGAATGGCCACCAGCCCATGTGCCTACACCGTTCCGGGCGGGACGATCTTGACCCGCGTGAATCCCTTGGCGGGGTTCTGGCCGGCGCGCTTCTCGGCCAGGTACTTGTCGGCGGCGATCTGGTCCTTCAGCGGGTGCTGCTCCATCTCGCCCGCGTCGCCCCGGGCGCGCTTGGGCCCCGTGGCGTTCTCGCGAATCGTGCTGTCCAGTTCGTCTGCCATGCTTGCTCCGTGGTGAGCCTGTCGAATCGCGGGAGCCGGACCTGCCTGCCGGCAGGCAGGCCTCGTGGTTATGAGCCACGCGAGCTGCCGCTGCTCCATCCCGCTGTGTGCCCAAAGAAAAAGCCCCACCTCCACACCTGATCAGGTGAAGGTGGGGCTTCGGCTTCGTCTCCGAAGGCCCAGGGCTGGCCGGCCCTGTTCCTTGGGCGGTATTCGCTTGTCACGCGCAGCCATCGAAACACTCACTTCGATGGTGCATCCATTTTCCCACGCCGTAAGAAGCGCGCGAAGCGCAATCCCGCCGGATGTCTACCGCTAGACATTCACGAGGGCCTTTTCCTCAAAGAACACCCTTACACGGGGCATCGTTGGCAGCGGGATGCCGTACATCTTCACGCCGAAGCCGCCGAGGTCATCGTTGCCGGTCTGCACGTGCAGGCCGTTCAGGGCCTCGGCGATCCGCTCCAGCGCGCGCCGCACCTTGCCCCGCGCCGCGGGGCTGCGGTCGTCCAATAGCCCGTCAGCCAGTTCCGCCAGCGACAGCCCCGTCGGCTCGACGGGCAGGTTCTCCAGCACTTCCAGCTCGAACTCAGTCAGACCTTCCATGATCCAGTTCCCTTTCCACGGTGGTGATCCGTTTCCCGCAGTTCCTGCACTCCCGCCGGCGGACGAGCGACGAGCCCGGCCCGCGGCGGGTGTAGATGACGTAGAAGTGCCGGCAGCCGCAGCGGCGGCATTCCAGCCCGACCGCCCCGGCGTTGGGCGGCCAGCTCTTGCGCTGGTTGATGGCGGCGCCGGTCACCACTTCCTCCTCAGGTCTTTCTGTGTGTACCGCTTCCGCTGGCGGCGCGGCGGGGCCTGCATGCCCGGCTGCTGCACGCCGATCATCGAGGCCGCCGCGGCACAGCCGACGAGGCAGTCCAGCCAGTGGTTATCCGGGCGCGTGGGCCGGGGCTTCCATTCCCGCACGTCCCGGCCGTGGCCGTGGGTCAGCGTCCAGGTCTCCGAGCCGGCCACGTGCTCGGCGAACAGTGCGTGCTCGCCCGCCGACTTGCCGAACAGCGTCATCGCACCCGGTTCACCGGGCGCCGCGGCCAGCCGGTCGTGGACGAAGGCCTTCCAGTAGTTCACATCCACGCAGACATGCGGGAATTCGCGTGTGCCGGTGACGCTCGGCGAGTACCAGTAGTGCCCCAGCGTCCAGCCGGGCTTGCGCTGGTACATGCTGATGGGCCGATTGCCGGCCTTGATGCCCACGCCTCTGGACAGGACCATCGCCGCGCCGCCGGCCTTGTGCTTGACGGCGGCGGCGATCCCGCCCTTGTAGCCCATGTCCACCAGCAGCCGCTCGATTCGCAGGACGCCGCCGCCACCGGCACGGGGCCACTGCCGCTGAAGCAGGTTCTCCACGAGCTTCTCCAGCCCCGCCTGGATCGCCCCGTCGTCGCCCATACCGGAAAACGCCTTGCCCAGCGGGCTGGGCGGGTCCTTCTGCGAGAAGAAGCTCCTGCGCTGGTCGGGCAGCGTGCCGTAGTCGATCACGAAGCCCGTGAAGTCGTCCTGCCAGGCGCAGACGCACCAGTACAGCAGCTCCTTGTGGATGTCGATGAAGCCGGTGAGCCTGTTGCACGCCAGCGGTGCCTCGCCCCTGGGCCGCCCGTTGAACCGCTCGGTCACCTGGGCGGGCATCAGGACGCCGGCGGTCGCCTGCCGGCTGGCCGGCTCGTTCTGGAATTCCGCGCTAAAGGCCTCGTCGCCCATGTCGAATCTCCAGTTCATCGCGTGCTGAAGCGCGGACAGTTCGTCCTCGTTGTACCGCTGGGGCCAGGCGACGTCCGACCCGGCGTCCATCGCTTCGCGGTGCTTGCCGTAAAACTCCGTCGCCTCGCGGCCCTCGTTGCCTTGGCGCATCGACTCGTCACGGATGCGGCGGTATTCGTCCCAGAGCTTCTCATCCGTCGGCCAGGAGTTGACCAGCCTCGTGCATTCGCCCTGCCACTGGGGGCTCTTGCGCCGGTCCAGCACGCGGTCGGCGAGGTCGCCCTCATACATCTTGGTGCAGGCCAGGAAGGCGGCGATCTTCTCGCCGGGACCGGCCATGCCCAGCACGTCACCGTTCAGCAGCGCAAGCCGGTAGGCCGTCAGGTCGGCCGAGCGGGCCGATTCGCGCGTCTGCGGGTCGTCCAGGAGCACCAGCGACGGGCGGATGATGGTGCCGTCGGCGCGAGTGTGCTGCTGGCCGCGCATGTTCGAGTCCAGACTCGTGACGGTGATGATCGAGCCGCCGGAGGGCGACTGCTCGAAGCCCGCCTCGCGCAGCGTCTCGGGTAGCTGCTCGGCGGCGACGGTCGGAAACACCAGCCGGTCGTGGCCCCACGTGCAGAAGGTCAGCTCGCCGTCGATGTGCTGGCCGCCTTGGCGCCGGGCGTTGTTGCGGAGCATCCACAGCGGGTGCAGCGCCTCGGGGAAGTCCGCGCGGAACGCCTCGTGCTCCGGCGAGAGGATCGTGGCGCGGATGTTGGCCAGCAGCTTCTGGGCGGCGTCCTTCGCGCCGCCGATCAGGCACACGAACGGCCGGGCGCCGATCAGCACCGCCCACAGGCCGCCCAGGCTGGCCATGGCCGTCTTGCCGCTGCCGCGCGGCATGGCGAAGGCGAACAGCCCGCCCTTCAGGACACACCGCTCGATCTTCGCCAGGACGCGCAGATGGTCCTGCGACCACGGCCGGTAGAACACGCGCGGGAAGTATGTCCTGCAGAAGACCTGGAAGCTGGCGCTGGCCTCCTGCCGGCGGCGCCAGTCGGCCACGTCGGGCAGCGGGCCGATGTCCTGCCCGGCCAGGGCCTTGAGGCGGTTCCGCTCGGCCTCCCGGCGCTTCTTTTCCTCGTAGCTCATCGGCGCGGGCCGGGGGCGCTCGGCCTCCAGCGCCAGCCACGCGACGTACTTGACCAGGTGGACCGTCCGGCCGTCGCCGATCCGCAGGCCCGCCTGGTTCATCTGCCGGTGCAGCCGCGGCGCCGACAGCACGGTCCCCAGCGGCGTGGAGTTCACCAGCCGCACCAGGTCCGTCGGGGAGAGTTGTTTCACGTCACGCGCCATGGTCCTCCCGGTTCATGCGCTGGTTGAGCCACGCGGCGTAATGCACCAGGTTGATCCGCCCGTCTGCCGTCACCGGGGCGCCGGCGTCGATGTGCCGACAGATCATCTCCTCCGTCACCGCCCCGACGCCGGCGGCCGACAGCACCTTCGCCGCCTGGGCGACGGTCAGCGCCAGGGGGTTCACCGCCCCGGCGGCCGGGCCGTCCGCCCCGGGGCCGCCGGGGGCGGGCGGGTTATCGGCCGGGGGCCTGGGAATCATGCCGGAATCTTTGCGGGTTGCCATAAGTCTTTGCCTTTGCGAATCATGTGGCATGCAGAAATCTGCATGATCCGGGCCGAATCCCCTTGGCGGGGCGCGAAAGCCACGGCCTGATGTGTTCATGAACATGCGAAAGGAAACCGCGATGAAGAAGAACACGACCATCAAGCTCGCCGGACGCGACCGCGACCCGGCCACGGTGGACCTCGACTGGCTGCTTTCCCGGGGCCGCAACGGCCGGCGGCGGATCGAGACGCTCGGCTGGAAGCGCCTGGCCGCCATCTACGAGTCCCACGCCCCCGGCAGCGCCGTCCGCAAGGCCATCAACGCCGAGGCCCGCCGGTGCGGCTACACGCCCAGCACCATCCTGGCGCTGAACGCCGAGTGAAGGAAGACGACCATGAAGATCACGCGAATCGACATCCAGGGCGACAGCGGCGCCACCGGCACCATCCAGCGCGCCAGCGGCGAGAACGTCATCGAGGTGACCATCTCCACGCCGCGATGCGGGCGGTTCGGCGTCCACAGCCGCATCCGCAAGCTGACCGCCAGCGCCCGGTCCGAGAACGAGCAGTTCGCCGTGGCCACCGCGCTCCAGGAGGCGCTGGACGGCTGCCGCGGGACGAACTCGATGATCCACGACTACTACCGGCTGATTCAGCAGCTCGCCGACTGACCAGCCGCGAGAAAGGAGCGAAGCATCATGACGCCCGCCAAGAAGAAGCACGTGAGAAAGGTCCTGCTCGACGCCGCCGACTGCCTCGACGCCCTCGTGAAGGAAGTCCGCGAGCGCGGCATCGACTGCAGCGACCCCGAACTGGCCGCGCTGGTGGACGAGGCCCGCGCCCACCGCGACGAGTGCATCCGGGCCGCACGCACCAACTGAAAGGACACGACCGTGAACGAGAACGAACTCCAAGACGCCATCAAGAGCCTGCTGGAAGAGCTCGCCTTCATGGACGACGAGGACCGCGCCGACGCCGGGCTGGACAGCGCCAGCGCCCTGGCCGACGTGCAGCGCGTCCGCACGTTCGAAGAGGAAGGCGTACTGACCAACAACGCCGGGCTGGTCATCACGATGGCCGACAGCACCGAGTGGCAACTGACCATCGTCCGCAGCCGGTAGGAGACCACCATGAGCAAGAACAACGAGAGCACGGCCGACCGCATCGCCAGGCACCCCATGTACTCGCCCACCGACCTGAAGTACCTGCGGGGCAAGGGCTACAGCCACGCGGAAATCCTCGCCTTCTGGGACCGCGACCACGAGCTCGGGTGCAAGCCGTGCGAGCACCGCTTCACCTACACCGGCTCGCCCCGCGAGGTCGTCCAGGAGGTCATGCGGGACAACCTCTCGCCGCAGGCGGTCGCCGCCATCGCGGCCCATCTCCACGGCCTGGTGAACACCAAGGACGAGAAGGTCAACGGCGAGGTCGCGTGGTTCACCGCGCAACTGCTGGACATGCTGGGCGAGCAGTACAACGCCCTCAGCGAGGAAGTCGGACTTTGAGCAACCGCCCGGCGCGTGGCCGGGCCCAACATAAGGAGCAGTACCATGGCGAAGAAGCAGATTCAGATCGGGTTGGTGTACAGCGCGAAGGTCGGCGGGACGTTCCTGCCAGTGCGGATCGACAAGTCGCTGGGGCACGGGCGCTACGAGGGCGTCTGCATGTCCAGCGGCAAGACGGTCAAGACCTGCACGGACGCCGTCAAGGGCGCTGGCGAGACGGTCGAGCAGTGGCAGGCCCGGCGCAAGCCGAAGGACGCTCCTGTGGCAGCGGCCGAGCCCAAGACCAAGAAGCCCAGGGCTGCCGCCACGCCCAAGACGAAGAAGGAGCGCAAGCCCAGCGGGTTGGACGCGGCGGTCGCCGTGCTGGCCGAAGCGGGCAAGCCGATGAACACGGCGGACATGGTCAAGCGGATGCTGGAGACGGGCCTGTGGAAGACCAACGGCAAGACGCCGGCGGCGACCATCTACGCGGCCATCATCCGCGAGATCGCCGTCAAGGGCGACGCCAGCCGGTTCCGCAAGATCGACCGGGGCCACTTTGAGTTGACGGCCGCGGGCATCGCCGCTCGCACCGCCGCCGGGAAGGAGGCAAAGTAGACCATGAAGAAGAACGAGGTCATCATCGGCGGTGTCTACGCGGCGAAGGTCAGCGGCAAGGTCGTCCCCGTCCGCATCACGGGCGAGAGTCCCTACGGCGGGTGGGACGCGGTGAACGAGCAGACCAAGCGAACCGTCCGCGTTCGGTCGGCGGCTCGCCTTCGCCGTCGGCTGGACCTGCCCGTCCGGCAGGCGGGCCGCGCCGCCATCGGCGTCGGGACGCGCGTGGCCGTCAGCATCGACCAGGGCCTTCAGAAGGCACAGGCAATCGTCCGCGAGGTCGAGACCGACGACACCGGAACCGCCTATCGCGTGGACGTCACCAGCGGCGATCAGTGCGACGAGCACCGCACAGCCGACGGCGAGCTTTGGGTGTGCGCCTTCGAGGTCAAGCCGCTTCCCGTGTAGCATCACGCCATCACCTCCTCCAGCGCCCTGGCCCCGGCGGCCGGGGCGCTCTCGGTCATGTCACTCCCCGCAGCGCCATCGTGGCTGGCGAAGATGCAGGCCGGGCGGTTCCACTTCCGCACGAACGAACGCCACGTCGGGGGAATCGTGAATCGCAGGTCGTCCGCAGGCCGGTAGAACATGGCGAACGGCGTCCCGCCGGTCTGGAAGACCCACTCCAGCCGGGCCTCGGCGTGCTCCATGCAGTCCCCGTCCTGGCCCACCAGGACGTAGCAGCCGACCTGCCGCTGGGTGAGGCCTTCGTCCCGCAGCATTTTGATAGTCCGTTCCACGGCGGGCCTGGCCCCAGGCACGTCATAGGCTGTGTAGAGAATCCGCACGCGCATCCGCCCGAGCCGCCTGGCGAACCACGGCCGGCACAGCCGCGCGTCGATGCCGCCGGTGAACCGCGCCGCCCGGGGCTGTGCTTCCACCATGTCCAGGACGGCCTCGATGTGCCCGCGCGGGCAGGCCAGCAGGTTGTTGTCCAGGATGTCCCATCCCGGCTTGATGTCCAGCAACCGGAGCCTGCCCTCGCGCCGGGGCACGAAGCAGAACGGGCAGCGGCGAATGCAGCCCCGGCTGGTGAATGTCATGCCGGTCTTGACGTACATGCCGGGCGTAAACTCGCCACCCGGCGCGTCATACGCCGGCCCGCCCAGGAGCACCTTGTAGCCCTGGTTGGCCCACGCCCGGGCAAGCCGCTCGGCCTCGGGCCTGTCCCAGGTGAAGGTGCAGGACACATGCACCTCATCGACCGCCGGGAGGAACAGCGGCGGGTCGCCGACGAACGCCAGTTCGTCATCCGGCGTGGCGCTGGTGCGGCGCGGGAATACGCGGGCGACCTTCATGTCCTCACCACCCTCAAGTGCGGCCCGGCGGGCACGTCGCGCACGCCTAGGTCGCCGGGGGCGATGAAGCAGATCGGCTTGTTCATGCCCCGTGCTTGGGCGATCTCCACATGCACGCCCCGGCTCTCGCGCCAGCCGTCGAGCGTCAGGACCATGACCATGTGACACCATTCCAGGTACGGCCGGTCCACCCGCATCCAGAACGTGTGGTCCATGTCGTCCAGGCCGCATGCCGCGACGGGGGCCGAGTGCACCACCGGCGAGAAGGCGTCGACGCCGGCAAGGAGTAGCCTGGCCGTTGCCCGGGCCGCCGCCTTGAAGCGCCGGCGGCGGACGGCCGGGTCGGGGTGGCTGAATGGCGACGCCAGGTAGATCATGCGCCCACCTCCACGGCTTCCCGGGCGGTGATCCGCTCGGCCTTCTTGCCGGTGAACTGTTCCCATCGCTGCACGATCACGTCGCAGTACAGCGGGTCGATCTCCATCAGGAAGGCCTTGCGGTGAGTCTGCTCGCAGCCGATCAACGTGCTGCCCGAGCCGCCGAACAGGTCCAGGACGTTCTCGCCCGCCAGCGAGGAGTACGAGATGGCGCGGACGGCCAGTTCGACGGGCTTTTCGGTAAGGTGCACCATCGACTGCGGGTTGACCTTCTTCACCGACCAGACGTCGGTGACGTTGGCGGGCCCGAAGAACTTGTGCGCCGCCCCCTCGCGCCACCCATAGAACGACCATTCGTGGTTCCCCATGAAATCTTTGCGCGTCAGGACCGGGTGCTCTTTGACCCAGATGATCATCTGGCTGAAATAGAGCCCGCACTCCTTCAGCGCGTTGGGGTAGTTCCAGATGTTGGAGTAGCCGCCCCAGATGTAGAAGGACCGCCCGGGCTCCAGCACGCGTTGGATGTTGCTGAACCACGCGCGGAGCAAGCGGGCGAACTCCTCGTCGGAGATGAAGTCGTTGACCAGCGCGCGGTCCTTGGCCCGCAGCTTCTTGTCCACCTTGTGCTCGCCCTTGCGGATGGCGATGTCCATGCCCTGCTGGCCGATGGGCCGGTCGCCGGAGGCGGCGATGGCGTTGTTGCTGCGGCTGGCGACGCCGACATTATACGGAGGGTCGGTATTGACCAACTGGACCGCCGCGCCGTCCAGCAGCCGGTCGACGTCCTCGGCCTTACTGCTGTCGCCGCACAGAAGGCGGTGGTTGCCCAGCAGCCACAGGTCGCCGGGGCGGGTGACGGCCTCATCCGGCGGCGCGGGCACCTCGTCCGGGTCGGCCTGTCCTTCCTGGACGCCCGGATCGAGAAGCCTGGACAGTTCCTCGGCGTCGAAGCCCAACAGGTCCAGGTTGAAGTCCGCCGCCTGGAGGTCCTTCAGCTCGATGGGCAGAAGCTCGTAGTTCCACTCGGCCAGCGTGTTCGTCTGGTTATCTGCCAGCCGATAGGCCTTCGCTTGCTCCGGAGTCAGGTCTCTGGCGACGTGGACGGGTACCTTGGCCAGCCCCAGTTTCTTCGCCGCCTTCCACCGCGTGTGGCCGACGATGATGACGTTCTGCTCATCCACCACGATGGGCTGTCTGAATCCGAACTCCCGCAGGCTCGCCGCCACGGCATCCACCGCGCCTTCGTTGACGCGGGGGTTGGATTCGTAGGGCTTCACGTTGTCGATGTTCACCAGTCTGACTTGCATGGCTGTCTCCAGTCCTTTCCGTACCAGCCCGGCGTCTGGCCGGGCCCGGTTCATCCGTGTTCTTTCACCGGCAACCAACAGAAACTCCATTCCCGACTGTTCCCGCCGCCGTCTTCCGCAACAGAAGCCGGCGGAGTACCTATGCGATCTTGCCCACCTTGCCCTCTTTGCCATGCCGCGCCACCGCGGCGCGCCGCTGGCGGGCCGTATCCTTGCTCGGCTCGGAGGGAGATCGTCGAACCTGCGCCAACGTGGCGCGACCCCGCTACGCCGAATGCGATACTGACCGCGCCATTCGACCGGCCTTGATCTGCGCCCATGCGATCTCTTTCGCCCGCTCCTCCGGCAGCCCGCCGTCGATGGTGCAGATGGCCACCCGCTCCTCCCATGCGCAGCGCTCGTCCTCCGTGAGGCTCGCGAGGGAACGTGAAGGCGCAGTGGTCCGCGCCGGTCTGCGGAACTCGTACATGCGTGGACCTCCCGACAGGGCCGCCAACGTCAGCGCTGGCGATAGAAGCCTGGTTCGTCCTGGCACGCGGTGGCACGCGTTCCGTGCGCTTGCAGCTATCCGCCTTCTCGCGCGTGCGCGTGTGCGCGCATGCGCGCCCGTACGCGTGCGTGATTTTTGGGAAATACGCGTGCCACCGCGTGCCAACAGCATCTAAATGCTTGTTTGCATTGGTCTTCAGGTTTACGAAGGACTGCGTGCCGGCACGCGTGCCACCGCGTGCCAAGGCAGCGTAACATGCTTTGCAGGGGCTATTCACCATCGCGCGCACCCCCTTGCGCATCATCCTGCGCACCGGCCAGCGCAATGCCCTCGTACCAGCGCATCCGTCCCCCGGCCATCCGAGGCTGGCTGACTCGCAGGCCCGGAACGACGGCGCGCAGGTCGCGGGCGAAGGTCTGGATCGTCCCCATGTTCGTCCGCCCGATGGTCTGGCAGTATTCCCGCCACGACGCGAAGAGCTCGCTTGCCTCCACCGACCTGCCCATCCCCACGACGCAGAGGTCGCGCACGAACGCCCCGACAGGACTGAAGAGGTCTTCCAGATCGCCGATGGCGTCCTCGACCCCCGCCGGTTGGACGAACCGCCCCCTCTCGCGCAGGCGCTGCCAGCCCTGCAGCGCCCAGAGCAGGACGCCGGGCAGCTCGGTCAGCAGCTTGTTCGTCAGCTCCTTGTCCTCCCGCCCGAAGAAGCTCCTGGTGAAGCGCAGCACCAGGAATCTCCCGGCTAGCGCGCCGGAGGCGTCGTTGGCCCTGGGCAGCTCGTTGGTCAGGAACATGAACCGGGTGGGCAGCTTCATCGTCACCGACCCGATATGCTTGCGGTCGATGGTCAGGGCGTCCTCACCGCTGATGCACAGCAGCCGCTCGGTTACGATGGCGATGTCGTTGCCGCTGAAGCGGGCGTCCGAGACGATGGCCAGCGACTTTCCGATGAGCGGCTGGAGCCCGAACGGGCCGGCCAGGCTGGATGTGGTCGGCCCCGCCACGTTGCCGGCGCCCACCAGGCGGGTCAGCACGCGGCCGATGGTGCCCTTGCCGCAGCGCTTGGGCCCCAGCAGCAGGAGCATCTTCTGCTGGCTGGTGTCGGCGGTCAGGCAATACCCGAACCATTCCTGCAGGAGCCCGACGGACTCGGCGTCGCTTCCCCACAGCTCATCCAGGAATCGCAGCCACTTCTCAGGCACTTCGGCATCGGGATCGTAGTCGAACTCCAGCGAGTTGGTGTTGAACAGCGCCGGCGTGGCCGGGAAGACCCGCCCGGCCGGGATGTGCAGGTTCAGCGTCCTGCAGGAGAGGACTTCCCGCGGGTCGGTCCTGCCGGCCGGATCGCCCAGCCAGAACGGGGGCGTCAGGCTGGCCGGCAGGTGCGTCAGCGTGCGGGCCGAGTCCAGGGCGGCTTTGATTGTGCCCGGGTTGGCCGGGAAGGGCTTGAGTTCCATCTCCTTTGTCCGGCGGTTGCAGACGTAGTGGACGGCATCATGCAGCCAGGGCTGGATCTGGTTCTTGATCGTCTCATCCTCGACCTCGGCGTAGCGGTTGCCCTGCCAGCCCATTAGGATGCCGGCGTAGCTGTGGAGCGTGCGGCCGTCGGCGTGGGTGCGGAACTCCCGCACATAGGCCTCGGCCGTCGGCAGCGTCCGCGACATGGACAGAACCAGCCTGCCGGTGTCCGGGTCGCGCGAGCCGAGGGGCAAGAGCATTGTTGGTTCAGCGGGCACCGGTGCATCGGGTGGGCCCGGCTTAGCGGCTGCGGTCTTCGCAACCCGCCTGCCGCGGGGCTGGTATTGCCCCGTGACCTTCGCCAGCGCCTTGGCGATAGTCTCCCGGCCGTAGGTACTCTCGCCTCGCGGCTCATCCCACTTGTCCCGCATGAGGCCGCTGCGCCGGAACACGCGGTCGATCTGCGGGGCGTCCTTGGTGTAGAAGGCCAGCGTGAAGATCACCGACGAGTCGGCTTCGCTGGCCGAGTTGAAGTAGTCGTTCCATCGCCCTTCCCACAGGGCGGCGAACTTCCGGCCGTTCCTGCGGGCGCGGCTGGCCAGGCGGATGACCTCGTCGTCATCGAGGGCGGGAGCCGGGGCGGACGCTGCCGGCACGGGTGCCGGGGCTGCCGGCGGTGAAGGCGGATCGGACCCGCCGAACACCGCAGCGTACAGCTCTTCAAGCTGCGCCTGACGCTCTTCCACGTCGGGGCTGAAGGCGTCCATCCGCAGGGCCGTGACGGTGAAGAAGCGGCCGGAGTCGTAGATTTCGATCTCGCCGTCCTCGTAGCCCCTGCGGCAGCGCGCCCCCGGCTTGGCGGCGCGGAGGAATACCTTCACGCCCCGGCCAGACGGGGAGATCTCCGTGTAGGAGTTCAGCTTCCCGGCGATCTCAGCGGCCCAGGGCTTGAGCTGCCCGGTGGACGGATCGATGCTGTCGTCCAAGTCGACGCCGCAGAAGCCGCCCCCGGCGGCGAAGACGAACCCCACGCCCGCGAGGTCCGACGACTGCCCGTAAGCGGCCAGCGCCTCGTCGAAGGGCGCCCATGTCGAGGGATCGGTGGAATCCGCCATCGCCCCGGTCCTGACGTTGACGGGGCACTTGGTGGGCTTGCCGTCGCGCTCGATGTACTTCCACCCAACCCACTGGGGCAGGGCGCGCAGGGCCGGCGGGATGTTCTCCACGGCCGGCGATTGCCGAGGCGGTGTTTCTGTTGCGGGATCGCGCGGCGAGTCGCTCATAGCGCAGCTCCCGCTTCCACAGGCTGATCGGCGGCGATCCTGTAGTTCTTGTCCACGACGCCGTTGCGGCCGCTGCCGCGAAGCTGGGGCGCCCACCACCACCAGCCCGCGTACCTGCCGAAGAGCGGCGCGTCGGGGGAATAGTGCTTGAAGTGCCCGCGAACCAAGTGCAGGGGCAAGTCTCGGTTCTGAGCGGCAACGGACGCGAGGGGAACGGTTCTTTCCCGCCCGATCCTGATCGTGACGGTGTGCATCCGGTATCCGCCCTCGGCGGGGCCGTACCGGCGGCTGAGCCGCTCGGAAACGACCGGCCGTAGCGCCGCCGGGGCGGGCCGCGAGCTGATATTCCTGCACTGCAGGAGCCTCAGCAGGTGGAAGAACCCGACGAGCTGGGAAATGGCGATGTCGGCGGTGTTCCTGGCGAAGCCTTCCTCGACGACCTCAACGGGCTGGTATACCTGCAGATCCCGCCCGTCCTGGCGGCAGCCCTTGATCGGCAGGTGCTCGTCCCACTCGGCATAACCGATCAGGCACGGGGGCCGGCCGGCAATCGCGACGATCAGGTACGCGACCACCATGCCGCCCGGGGTCTGACCCGCGAGCACCGCCCCGGCGTCGCGGTCATCAACGGAGCATGCGAAGTCTGCCCACACGGCCGGCCACGGCATTCTCGGCTCGGGGCCGTCAACGATCTCACTGATGCCCTGGCCGTCCACCATGTCCCGGATTGCCCGGGCGTCCACGAATGTGGCGCGGCGGAGCATCCGCGTGATCAGGTCCGAGAAGTTCGCGGGCAAGGGCCCGCTTCGCGCCGTGGCGGCGTGGATACCCTCGTGGGCGACGCGCTCGATGGCCAGCCGGTTCATGGAGTTCCCTCCGTGCCCGGCGTCCGGGCCGCCCGCGCCGACCACAGCCCCAGGAACGTGCGCCTGGCGATGGTGTTGTTCTTGTCGGCGGCGTGCTGCAGGCCCCAGCGGTCGCCCACGAGGATGCAGGTCTTCGCGGCCCGCGTCACCGCGGTGTAGAGCCAGTTGCGGTCGGCGAAGTAGTGGGATCTGTGGCAGATGACGACGGCGCAGGGGAACTCGCTGCCCTGGGCCTTGTGGGCGGTCAGCGCGTAGGCGAGTTGGAGGTTGCCCAACCGATCCCGGCCGATCTCGTGGATTCGCCCGTCGAAATCCACGTGGCAGCCGTCGCGGCCGCAGTCCACGACCCGGCCGATGGTGCCGTTCATCACGCCCATCTCATAGTCGTTGGCCGTCTGAATGACCTTGTCGCCGACGGCGAACCTCCGCTCGGCGCGCCCGTGCAGCAGGAACTGCATCATCTCGTTGATGGCCTTCGTGCCCAGCGGCCCCTTGTGCGTGGGTGTGATGATCTGGACGCCCCAGACCGGGTCGTAGCCCAGCCGTTCGGGGATCATCCTCAGGATCAGCTCGCGCAAGTAGGCCGCGATGTGCCCGGCCTCGCGAAACGAGTCGATCACGGCCCACGCCGGGTCGTTGACGGCCGTGGGCGCGACGGCGCCCGAGAGAATCCTCGTGCTGTTGGCCTTGAGGATTCCCGCCTGGCGGACCACCTCTGTCAGCACGGTCGTCGGCGCGAGGTTGTGGTGGATGACGTCCCGCAGGACGTTGCCCGGGCCAACCGGCGGCAGTTGGTTGTGGTCGCCCACCAGGACCAGGCGCGTCCTGGCGAAGTCGATCCGCCTGAGCAGCTCGGCCAGCAGCGGGACGTCGACCATCGACACCTCGTCGGCGATGACGGCGTCGTAGCCGGGATGGGATTCGCCGGTTCGGCCCGGCTGAGGGGTGTCGATGATCCCGTCGGAGAGGCTGACGAGATTGAAGCGGCGGCCGTCATACCGCAGCAGGCGGTGGATTGTGGCGGCCTCGAGGTCCACGCCGTGAAGGCGCATCAGCTCCTCGATCCGCTTGGCGGCCTTGCCCGTCGGTGCGCAGAGAGCGGCCGAGATGCCACGGGTGCGGAACGTCTCGGCCAGGCGCGACACGACGAACGTCTTGCCTGTGCCGGCCCCCCCGGAGATGACGGAAATGCTGTGGCTCAGCGCGTTGTCGAAGGCAACCTGCTGGCGGGCATTGAGGCGCGGATCGGCTGCGTGCGGAATGGGGCTCACGGCCCGGGCGTGCGTCCGAAGGGTGTCGAAGATTAGCCTCTCGGCGTCCCTGATCCAAGACGTGCTGACGGCGCTGCCGTCGGCGACGATACGCCCTTCTTCCAGTAGGGAGTCGGCGGATTTGCGGATGGTGTCGCGGCTGTCGAGGCCGTCCAGGAACAGGACCTCGTTGGCCTTGTCCAGCAGGTCGCTGCCAGCCGTCCAGGTATGACCGCCGGCCAGCTCCTCGGTGAGGCAGTATGTGATCGCCGCCTCAATGCGTCCGGGGTGGTTCTTGGGCACGCCCATCCTGCGGGCGATCTTGTCCACCCGTCTGAAGCCGTAGCCGTCGAGGTGCTTGATGAGCACGTAGGGGTCGTTCCGCAGGATGCCGACCACGGCGTTGCCGTAGGTCTCCAGCAGCGTGGTGGTCTGCTGGCCAGTCAGGCCGAAGCCCGCCAGGAAGGCGCGGATTTCGTTCTCGGCGGCACTGGCGATCCATGCGTCGCGGAGCGTCCGGAGCACCGGCAGCGGAATCCGCAGCCGCCGGTGCAGATCCTCCAGGTCGCCGCGCAGGAGCCGGTCCAGAGACTCGCCGTCCCCGGCGTGCGCCACGAGCTTCTCGGCGGTCTTCAGGCCGATGCCCTTGAAGGCCGGATGCGACGCCAGGTACTGAACCAGCCCGTCGTGCGTGTCGGGCAGGTCATAGCAGAGCTGCTCGACCTCGAACTGGCGGCCGAACTTGGCGTCCTTGACCCACCGGCCGATCAGCGCGACGCTGTCGCCCTCGGTCGCATGAAAGCTCCCGCGGAAGCGGACGAAGCTGCCGTCCTCCGTCCTCAGCAGCCCCGCCGAGAACGACGGGCTGGAGAAGAAGGCGCGGTGCACCACGCCCCGGATCGCCGGGGATTCAGTCTGTGGCGGCGCCGAGATACTCATTCAGTTCCCGCTCCCTCTCTTCCTGTTCCTGACGGTCCTGCTCCATCCGCGCCAGCGACGCCTTGCTTCGCGGAAGAGGGCTCCGGGGGTCGGTGTTGTAGCCGCAGTACGGGCAGGTCGGGTCCCTATGGACGAGCGTGAACTCCCGCCCGCATGCCTCGCAGGTCCTCATCCGCACACCTCCTTCAGATGCACGACCGCCACCTCGTCCGAACCGCAGGCGGGGCAGGCCTCCGGGCCGCCGTCGGGAAGCAGGAAGACCTTGCCGCACCGCTTGCAGCGGCACTTGCCCAAGCAGCAGGCGCCGAAGCGCTCCTTGCTGCCGCACGGGCAGGCGTGGTTGCGGACCTGCATCATGTGCCAGGCCATCCGCTGCTCGTGGCCGGGATAGCGGTTGCTGTCGGTGCTCGGCCGGCGGCGGTCGCGCTCCTGGTGGCTGTGCAGCGTGTTGCGGAGGCACAGCGTGTCAGTCATGTCTGGCCTCCGCCTCCCGGAGCCGCTTCCACGCCCGCTCGTGGGCGAAGATGATCTCGGGCTTGGCGATGACCTCCCGGTACGGCCGGTCCTTGGCCCACTCCCACAGGCCGCCGTGGGCCAGTTCCTCCTTCAGGTAGTCGTAGAAGTTCATGCGGATCATGGCCGCTCGCCCCCCCGCGCCCGCAGGCGCACGAACATCCGCAGGAAGGCGTCCGTGAAGGCCCGCGCCGCCTGGCGGCTGCCGCACCAGAAGACGGGCACACCGAAGTGCAGCGAGATGTGCGCCGTCGCCCCCAACAGCGACTCGGGCGCGACGTTGCCGCACGCGCCGGCGGCCAGGCCGCGCAGGACCTGGTCCAGGTCGGCCTCGACCACCACGCACGCGGCGCCGAGCTTCGAGAGCTTCTGTAGCTCGACCGCGAACCGCGTGAAGTCGTGGATCACCGTGGAGACGAAGTCCCGGAGACTCTTACGCTCCACAGCCACCGCGTCCTCCAGGCCGGCCACGGAGTAGTCCCCGGCCTCGAGCTTGCGGCGCTGCGTTGCGCAGTCGAAGTCGTAGGGTTCCTGCTCTCGCGTATCGATGACGATTCGGAAGTCCATTCCACCGGTCCTTGCGGATGTTGGAGGGGCGCGCGTGGGCGCGGGGAGTCTGGCCGGTCCGTTCGGCACGCCATCCCACGCGCGTCCCTACAGGCGGGGGTCGGATTCGGACCGACGAGCTCGAGGTTATGAGCCTCGCGGGTACGCCAACGCCCAGCCCCGCCTCGCCCGCCTAGAAGGGCGCGGGTTCGCCCTGCAGCCCGCCGCCGTCAGGGATGGCCAGGAGCTTGTTGAAGTACACGTTGGTGAACTCGTCCTTGGTCCGCTTGGTGACCTGGAGCCGCTTGTCCAGCAGCTCCTCCAGGTGGTTGGGCAGGTCGCTGAACTTGGGCAGCTGCAGGCCCAAGGTCTTCAGGTCGCCCTTGACGAAGGGCAGCGACGCCTGCGTGATCACCGAGTTCTTGAAGATGTGCCGGCCCTCGAACTGGCCGGAGATGACGATCAAGTCCCACTTGATCATCGGGTCGTGCTTCTGGCTCTCGGCCATCCTCACGGACTCGATGCGGACCTGGTACTTGCCGTCGGGCACCTCGTCGAAGGCCGGGGCCTCGGCCTGCTCGTACTCCTCGTCAAAGGCCGCGAGGTCCACGCCGCCGCCGACCTGGTCGGGAGCGTTGGGGTCATACTCGGGCTGATCGAAGGCATTCGTTTCGGGGGTCATTACTTGGTCTCCTTGCCGTTGGGGGCGGCAGTCTGGGCAGCCTGCCGGCCTTCCGCGAAGGCCTTGCAGAACGCGGTGAAGTCCAAAGCGAGGGTCTCCGGCAGCCGCCCGGTGCGGTCGCCGGCCTCGTAGGCGGGGTTGGGCTTGGTGCGAATCACCCGCTCGATGGTGGCGCCGCCGTCCTTGCCCTTGCGGGTAATCGTGTCGCAATACAGGATGATGTCCACCAGCCCCAGCACGACGTTGCGGGCCCGGTCGGGCAGACTGGGCTGGGTCTTGGTGTACTCCTCCGTCCGCGTCTTGATCTGCTTGTCGGTGGCGTGGCTGATCAGGACCAGCCCGTACGGCAGGCTGGCCAGCCGCGTCAGGACGCGGTGCCACTCGTTCTTCACGAACGCCCAGCCCTTGCCGTGCTCCAGGTCGCCCTCGTAGTCGATCTTCTGCTGGGCGCAGATGTGCTCGCTGCAGAGCTTGAAGGCATTGTCCACCGTATCGACGACGATGGTCTTGAACGGGTGATCGCCGGTGGCGACGAGCTTGCAGGCAGCCAGGAAGTCCGCCCACGAGTACGTGGGGACCTTGAAGACCTCCAGCTCGTTCAGCCCCGGCTCGCACTCGAAGAACAAGGCGTGGGGGAACCGGCTGGCGAAGGTCGACTTGCCGATCTTCGGCGGGCCGTACACCAAGATGGTCTTTCTGGACAGGTCCAGCGAGAGCTTGGTCTTTTCCTTGGGTAGCGCGATGGCCATGAGGATTGCTCCTTAGAAGTCGCTGTCGGTGGATTCCGCGACGGCGGCGGTCGCCAGCTCCTCGTGCGCAGGGACGATCTGGTAGAGGTTGTCGCGGACGTTGGGGTTGAAGCTGCTCTGGCAGTACGGCAGGTATTCGCAGGGCCGCTGGTAGCTGAAGCAGTTGGACGTGTTCATCAGCCACTTGCCGCGGCCCTTGGCGTCCAGGTACTGCTGCGTGATCTCCCAGACCTCCTCCTGGAGCATCGCCAGGCGGTCCTCGGAGAGGTAGATGCGCTCGCGGTGGAAGGCCTCCGACCGGGTATACCACTCGTGGAGGCGGGCGGCGAACTGCTCGTCAGACTCGGGCTCCTGGCGTTTGGCCGTGGACTTGCCGCTCTTGTTCTTGGCCGCCAGCGCCGTGCGTCGGGCCTCGAATTCGGCGTCCGTCTCGCCGGCGCGCTGCTGAAGGCGGGACTTCAACAGGACGTTGTAGATGACGCCGACGATGGGGAAGCCCTGCTGCCGGAGGTAGAAGCAGTACAGGGCGATCTGCGTGTCGGTCCACAGCCGGTCGAGGTAGTCCGATGTGAGCGATGAGGCCGTCTTGTGCTCCAGCAGGTACAGTTCGTCGCCCACTCGGACAATCCCGTCGACCTTGCCGGCGATGGTGAACGTCTGGCTGAGCCGGCCGGTGTCGGGGTTGCGGATTTCGGCCTCGAACTGCTTTTCGGCGTGGAGGACCTCGAATTCCTCCTGGGCGTACCGCTCGACGTAACCCATCATCATCGCCCGCGCCAGGTGCCAGGCCGACTTCTGCGTGGCCTTGGTGTCCCGGCCGGGGTACTTGGCGTCGAGCAGCGCCAGCACCTCCAGCATCCGCCGGTTGTCGGCCGGGCGGGTGTGCCACCGCTCCAGCGCCTGGTGGATCACGTCGCCGAAGGCCAGCGCCTCGGCTTTCTCCACCGGCCGCAGGAGGTCGATGTAGCGGTGCTTGAACTTCCGCGGGCAGTTGCGGAAGCAGTTGATGGCCGAGAAGGTCAGGACGGACCTCATCGCTCGCACTCCCTTGCGATGGGCCCGTCCTGAGCCTCCACGGCGCGGACGCCGAACGCCGAGCCGCCGAACTCTCGC